AAATAAGTTGTCTCGAAATCGTTCTTGCAGAATCTAGAACTGATGTACCGTACGGTGCAAACTTATCATTGCCTAAAATTCTAAAGTGTCCTAGCTGCCAATTTTCAAAAGTGACACCTCCAGAGTTCCACTGATACTGTACGTAATTGGGGTTGGTTTTGTCTTCACCCTCCAATCTTTCTACTTGATCTGTCGGCAAGCCTATAACTTGTTTAACTCCAACATCTGCATCGATGTCTAAATAAAGATAAAAATCTCCATACTTACACATTGTTCGACACCAACCAAATAAATTAAACTCTATGTTCAAAACATTGAAATACAAAGTGTCTACAATGCCTTTAATTTCTTCATCGGCGCAATCAATATCAATTATTCTCTTTATACTGGTATGAGTTGTCATTTCGTCTGCGTATATGTCTAGTGCGGAAGCAATTTCAGGTGTATACTCCATCTGATCAAAGTCCGCGTATCTCTGAAGGCGTGATTGAGTACCCATCATAAAAGCAGAGAAATTATCAAAAGGATTATATCCTACTCTTTGAAATTTCTGACCAGCAACATCTTTAAATGTTTTGGCATACTTGTCTAATCTTCGTCTTCTTAGTTTTCTTGTGTTTTGAGACTGATAGTTGACCAGTGGGCCCGAAAATAGCTTAGTTAATCTTCTATATAAATTTGAATCTGGATTTTTGGGATTTTTAGTATTTTTTACATTTTTGGGATCCATTTATTTCATCCTTTCAGAAGCCAAAGAAATTCTTTCATTTTATTTTTCTCGTCGATGGCTTTTTCAAACAGTTCAGTTTGTTTTGGCTTAAACATTCCTGGTATATTAGTGTCTAGCTGAGTCTTGTTTGATATTATACAATTTAAAAATGCTTTTTTATACTCCAAGTCTCTTTTATTTTCAATAAGTACGGTGTCTCTTACCCAACAACCAATTGCACAGGCCATAATTAAATCATCGTTGTATCCTCTTTGGGCTTCTGGCTTGCCATTTCTCCAAATAAAAGTATCTAACTCGTTAATTAGCCGTTTAGAATAAATAGTTAACATTTTATTTCTTATATATTCCTCGAACTTAGCAACAATCAAAGGTCTTGTTTTCAAAGAGGTAGTAAAACCTGCAATTGCCGATGAATGAGTTTCTGCTTGATATTGATCGATATATTCATGAGACGATTTAATAGAGTGATACACATTTGGATATTGTTTTTCACCTAGTTTTTCCAAAACAGCAAAACCAACATTATTGTTTTCTACAACAACCATCGCATTTCCATATTCTCGACCAGCATTATAAACTATTTCAGAGAACAAATCTGGTGTGACCTTGCCTTGATATTCTGCAATGATTTCCATTGTTTCTAGCTTAAAAATATGAAATGTACTTGAGTCTGCGCCGTCGCCGCGTGCAACGTCTGCAACTAAAAGATAAGTGTTCTCTTGTTTGTGTTCTTCCCAAATCCAATAATTTCTATCTATGCCAGTTCTGTATTTAGGATCGTGGATTTTGTTCTTCAAGAATTGTATGTCATCGCCGTCGATTACAGTTTCACCAGAGGTGTTAAAATTACATTGATACTCTTGAGCGATCTGACGTCTGCTCATATTTTTAGTTTCAGTTTCGAACCATTCTGAATCTCTGTCTGGATGTACATCCCAATTTAATTTTATAGGATAAAACTCATTCTGGCCGCCTTCAGCTTTTATGTATGTCTCGTGAAACCAATCACCAACACCTTTTGGAGTTGAGAGTGAGATGCAACGGCCGCCGGTAGAAATAGTAGGATAAAGGCCGGTCCAAAGGTCAGTTAAATTATCGATGTGTGCTGCCTCATCAATGACCAATAAAGACAAAGCTTCTGATCTACCAGCATCTCCAGACGTTGAAGAGGCTTTGACCTGAGATCCGTTACTTAGTTCGAATGAGTTTTTATTATCAACATCAATATTAGAAATTCTTAACCAAGTTGGTAAATGTTTAATGATTCCTTTAACTTTTCTCACGAGATTTGCAGCAGTATTTAATTTTGTTGCAACGACAAGGACATTTTTGTCTCGATGGAACAAAAGCATCCAAGCAATATAAGCAGCCACAATTGTAGATATACCTAATTGGCGTGCTTTCAATATAATAGTGAAGCGATAATCATTAAAATCGTCTAAAAGATCGTCTTGATAATCATATGTCTTGAAAGGTATTAACCCATGACCTGGGTGTGGAATTTTAGCATAGTTTCTTATAAAATATCGTGCATCTTTGCCGCTGCGCAACACTTCTTTTAACATTTCTTTCTTTGTTAATTTGTATCCCATTACATTTTAACATTGCTAGATTTTTTTGCTCCGGAATATTTTGGTTTCCCTGTTTGTAACCATTTTTCAACGGCTGCTCTGAGATTTTCTTCTGCTGTACCCGGAGAATTAATGCCTACAGCCTCAACATCCTTCAGGCCGACGATTGTATAAGTCTTCTTTGCTTGACACCACGTGCGAATTCGTGACATGTTCTGCAAAAGAATGTCACAAGGACCATCAACAGTGAGCGCCAATGTATCGCCAGTGATTTTCTTATATTCTTTTTTAAGAAATTTTATAATACCAGAAAAAATTAGTTCAATTTCATCATCTAGCTTATCGTTATGAAAAGACTTGATGGGCATCTCAGACTGATAGGTGACAATGAGTTTAGGGCCAGAAATACGAACCTTAAAACCATCAATTACTCTAGAGTCGTTAATGGGACAGCCTTCTTCGCGAGACAATCCCACCACTTTTTCTTCGCCGTCAACGACAAATCTCTTATCGTGGGATCCATCATATGCATTTGCTGCAGCTTGATTGATCCCCTTTATTATGTCATATACTGTTGCCATCTTTGTCTCCTATATATGCCCACCAAAATTGGGCTTAGTATCAAGTGCGCCTAGTTCATTTCCAGGCGTTTGTTCTGCTGTCGACAACTTTCCGTATTTACCATCAGCAGTTTTAAACCACAAATCCGTCCCAGCGCGGCCGAGAACCAATAAATAATTCGGGTCGGAACTCTCCCCAAAATTCATTAGATCGCTAACAGATGTGTTATCGTGTATTTTGTATTGTCCGCCGAGTGCAGCAGCAACCAATTCTCGATCTTCCGCAGATACGTCTGAGCGTCCCGCTATCGAAGCTCTTTGTGCTTCTTTATAATTCTTCGCGCCGTCCATAGGATTTTCATACCATTCAATATTAGATGATCTTTTTTCTTCGGATCCTGTAAATTCAGCTTCTCCACCACCAAATTCAGCTTCCATCACTTCTTTGATTAATCTTTTAAGTTTGTTTTTTGTCAGTTTCATGATCTGTCTCCCTGAGCGGCTCGGAGCAACTCTTCTAAATCAATATTGACGTCATGAGTTTGATTAAATTCTCTCGCCCGATTAGCTACCAATCGTATCACCAACTCCCAATCCTGTGGTTCAAGAGCGTCTGCGCCAATTAACATTTTTTCGGTTGCACTTTCTTCGGCGGCGGTTGAATGCGGTTCAGGTGCAAATTGGCCATCGTCTTGTTTTGTAAGGGGTTTGCCTTCCGGCTCTGGTAATTCCATACCTTCACCCATTTCAAGATTCTCATGTAAAAAATATCTTGGGTCTGTTTTTCTTCTATTTTTTCGTATTCTCAATGTTGGGTCTCCATCCGTTTGACCATCGTACTTCGTTGAATTCAACATGCTGTAAATAACACACGAAGCAACAATCAAACTTATTAACATATAAGTCGTCTTTTAACTTAAAAGAAAATATCCCGCAAACAGAACACTTTCTTTTATTTTCCTTAGTAATTAGATTCTTTGGAAGGAAAAAGCCGTCTTTCTCAACTTTATCTTTTTGCTGTTCTTTTCTGTGTTCTTCTTTATAAAATTCTTTAATTTCTTCAAGATACTTTTTTTCTTTCTCATCTGTCCAAAAAGCCTTCGGATTAACAATTGTATCCGCACCGAATTTCTCAGCAATTGCTTTTTCTATTTTAGCTATTTTATCTAGGTTTTTAAGTTTCATGTTGTTCTACGGTGCAATTGAATAATCGTATGCTGGTGTATAATTTATTATAGTTTCATACCACCCCTCTAGAGTTTGTTGTTGTCCTAAAGAAAATCCAACAAATCTCTGTATATTCCCAGATGTGGTTGGTTTATTAGATTGAATTCCTCCATCAGTTGTAGCAGAAGCCCACAAAGGTGTGCCCGCTGGAGCGGCCCCAAGAGCAAACCCAGTTGTAACCCCTTGCAAAAGCATTCCAACTTTTTCTGGAGTGCCAGAATATTCGTTAAACGTCCCCAAAGCAATTGCTAATAAATAATCACCAGTCCATGGAATCCATCCCGCTGAGTAATCTGGTTTTTTCCATATCCCACTGCCCTCTAAAAGATATATATATCCTCCTTGAACCTTCCCTTCTGCATTGTCTGAGGTGTCTCCTGTCCCATATCTTAATATAACGGAATTAGCATTTTTAGCAGGATCATGATTAAAGTTTGTAACTACTTGAGATCCTTTTACTTTTACAAAATTATATAATTGATCTTTAGTGAGACTGTTTCGTGCCACTATCTTAATTCTCCAACAGCGTAAACAGTCTCACTAAAGATCAAT